TTACTAGGCGACACACAGCCGGACGAACCCCGAGGGGAGGGCCCAACCCCACAAGTGGGGCGCCATGCCGTTCGTTCATCTACATGTCCTTTCAGCCGAGCGGCGCACTGGCCATCAAAGCCTGTAGCCGAAGGAGTCACTGCGACGGACACAATGAGTTGGCTCTCGGTGGATTAACCCCGAAGGGGAGACCTATGTCTAATTAACACCACTCAGCTAACCCTCCAAGAGAGCAACCTCCCTGTTGCAACTGAACCCCCGTCTGCAGATCGCCAAAACCTCTACCGATAGCCAAGCGGCCATTGGGCACAGAAGTCAGAAGCGAAGAGTGGGTTCAAATGTGTGGGGCGAACCCCGGCCCGTTTATATGAGAATATAACCGGACGGGTAGTAAGGAATGGATGGTCATCCACCCACTTACTACTAAGTGTCGATCGGAGAAGGAAGGGGTATGAGTCTGAAAAGAACTCATACAACTCCTTCGGCCAAACAAAGGCCCACTTAGATCCCCCCCACACATACATAGAGTCGAGCTTCTTCAAGCGTCCATGACTCCTCCATTCCCTCAGCCGCGAACGATCAATGGACACACGGTGAGGAACCACCCTCACGCCGCGCCACCGTTCGCTACGTTCCCTTGTGAGGACCGCAGCAGCCTCCGAAACGAAAGAGTAAAGACGTGAATCAGGGGGAGGTCCTACCACGGTTGGTAGGTCCCGATTCACCCCACGTTCCTTGGTTGGGGGGGCGTCCATAAGGGCAGCCACCCGGAACCATCGCCTTCGGACGAGTTCTGACCTCCAATACGGTCCGATCTCTTGGAGATCGGATAAAACTCCACGAATGGAGATTTCGTACCTCATCAGATCGTTGACGATCCACTGCTGGACCGCCAGACGAAATGACCTAATACCACGCAGCAGGTCAGAGAGGATTGAGTTCGGGGTATCGCCAGTAGGTAAGAGAAAACTAAGGATAGGTTTCGCAACGAACCTATGCTGAGAAGCGTCATAGATAGAGCTATTGAGCTCCATCCACCGGCGGCTAATCCCCGTTTTCTGCTTATTGACAACGAACCCGAAGACTGACACAATGCCCGACCAGACTCTAAAAAAGAGCGAGTCACCATTGAAACAGCAATCGTCTCCATTGAACCTACCGACCCTACCCTTCGACCCGAAACCAGAGATATCGCAGGCGATATCGAACGAAGCTTTATTGAGCAGGCAGAGGACTGGGAAACTGACCAAGTTTCCCATCATCGAGCCCCTCTTAATGGGTTTACGATTCCCATTCCTCACTTCGTACCTGAGATCGGTGAAAGATCCAATCAAGCACTCCCTCTCCTCCGCCGTCAGTTCCGGACTCTCCGAAATAGTCTCGACGACCGCCATCACGGCAGGAAGATACAACATATCAGTAGCAGATT